TTCATTGCGAATGGAGAGATTAGCTTATTCTCACCGCATGACGTACCAGGTCTCTATGATGCTTTTGGTACTGATGCATTTGACGCTTGCTATGTGGACTATGAATCAGATCAGTCTGTTCCAAGAAAAACTATTGGGGCACAAGAACTCTTTCTAGATATTCTGAAAGAGAGAGCAGAGACTGGTCGTCTATACTTGATGAACATCGATCACTGCAACTCACATTCATCCTTTAAAGATAAGGTGAGTATGTCTAATCTTTGTCAAGAGATTACTCTTCCAACAAAACCACTTGAGCACATTGATGATCCTAATGGTGAAATTGCTCTCTGTATCTTGTCTGCTGTTAACGTGGGTAAAGTCTCTAAGAAGGAGGAACTTGAGGAAATCTGTGATCTTGCTGTGCGTGGTCTTGAGGAGTTGGTGGACTATCAAGAATATCCAGTCGCAGCAGCAGAATTGAGCACCAAGAACCGCAGGTCTCTTGGTATTGGTTATATCGGTTTAGCACATTACTTAGCAAAACAAGGAGAACACTATGATAACCCAACCGCATGGAAACTCGTCCATGACTTGTCTGAATCTTTCCAATATTACTTGCTCAAGTCAAGCAACACCCTTGCTCAAGAGAAGGGCAAGTGTGGATATTTTGATAGAACCAAGTATGCAGACGGTATCCTCCCAATCGACACTTACAAACGTGATATCGATGAGTTCTGTGGAACGGAATTGAACCATGATTGGGATTCTCTTAGGGCGTCTATCGCCACCCACGGACTTAGGCACTCAACACTGTCTGCTCAGATGCCATCAGAGAGCAGTTCCGTTGTGTCAAACGCAACAAATGGAATTGAGCCACCTAGAGCCTTTCTGTCCACTAAGAAAAGCAAAAAGGGACCACTCAAACAAATCGTTCCTCAGTATGGCAGTCTCAAAAATAACTACACTCTTCTATGGGACATGAAAGACAACGATGGATACATCAAAATCGTTGCTGCTATGCAAAAGTTCTTTGACCAGGCAATTTCTGGCAACTGGAGTTATAATCCAGAGAACTATGAGAACAATGAGGTTCCCGTATCTGTTATGGCAGGTGATTTCCTGAAAACATACAAGTATGGATGGAAAACTTCTTATTATCAGAACACTTATGACAACAAAGATGACTTACAGGAATTAACCGAAGAGAAAAAGGAATCTATTGAAGACTTATTATCCCAAATTTTAGAAACCGAGGAGGAAGACTGTGACAGTTGCAAAATTTAGAACAAATAATCAAATACGTAGTAAAGTAGATGGGATGACCGTGTTTAATACCACTCAGTTAGATAGCACCAAACAGAAAATGTTCTTTGGACCCCCTCTTGGGGTTCAGAGGTATGATAAGTTTAAATATCCTGTGTTTGATAAACTTACACAGCAACAATTGGGTTATTTTTGGCGTCCTGAAGAGGTATCTCTACAGAAAGATCGCGCTGACTATCAAATTTTAAATGATGCACAGAAACACATCTTCACATCGAACCTTAAGTATCAGATCCTCCTTGACTCCGTACAAGGTCGTGGTCCTGGCATGGCTTTCATGCCTTATTGCAGCCTACCCGAACTTGAGGGTGCCATGAATATCTGGCAGACTATGGAGATGATCCATAGTCGCTCATACACTCACATTATCAAGAATGTATACGCAGATCCTTCTGATGTCTTTGATAAAATCTTAGATGATGATAGGATCCTTGCTAGAGCACAGTCAGTTACTAGTGCTTATGATGAATTCCTACGGGCAGCACAGGAATGGGGAGCAGGTAATCAGTGGGAACATGCTCTAGATGAAGTTCCAACAGCACAGATAGAACTTCGTGAACTCAAGCGTAAATTGTATCGTGCTGTGGTTAATGTCTACATCCTAGAAGGTATTCGTTTCTACGTATCATTTGCTTGTTCGTTTGCTTTTGGTGAACTTAAACTTCTAGAAGGATCTGCTAAGATTATTGGTCTGATTGCTAGAGATGAGAGTCAGCACATGACTATTACCAAGAACATTATCAAAAAATGGTTAGAAGGTGATGATCCTGAGATGGTTGAGATTGCTAAGGAAGAGGAAGAGAATGTCTATCAGATGTTCCGTGAGTGTGTAGAAGAAGAGAAGTCTTGGGCAGAGTATTTGTTCCGAGATGGATCTCTTATTGGTCTTAATGATAAACTTCTTGCTAAGTATGTTGAGTGGACTGCTAATCGTCGTCTAAAGTCTATTGGACTGAAGGCAATTTTTGATACTCCTATCACAAATAACCCTCTACCATGGACAGAGCACTGGTTATCTTCTAAAGGTATGCAAGTAGCACCACAAGAGACTGAGGTTGAGAGTTATCTTATTGGTAGCATCAAACAAGATGTTAAAAAAGATACTTTTGCTGGTTTCCAGTTATGATTGAAGTGTTTGATAAAACATACCCTCAAGATTACCTAGATGGTTTGCATAATTTTTATCTTGGGGGAAGAATTCAATGGACTTTTTTAAAAGATTGTGCATATGGAGATGATGCAGAAGAAAGGGGTGGAACGATAGAAATTCCTTCTTTTTCTTCTGTTCCTATGGGAAATAAACAAATCAAAGATCCTGAAACATTGAAGGCATGGTCTTTAGCAATTTATTTGAACCAAGATTTGTTTGGATTAGAAGCTTTAGACCTTTTCCGACTTAGAATTGGTATGCAACTTCCTCTTCTTATGTTAGAAAAACCACTTCATCATAATCCACATACAGATTCTCCTGAAGAACATATGACTGTCTTATTATACCTTACTGATACTGATGGCGACACGTTTTTCTTTGATGATGATGGTGATATAGTTGAACGTGTAACACCAAAACTAGGTAGAGCAGTAAAGTTTAACGGTAACCATATTCACGCTAGTTCCTCTCCCACAAATGGAACTAGGATTGCTGCTAATTTTAACTACCTAGTAGATGGAAAGGATAAACTCCCTCCTTTATGAAAATATTAAACTGGTTTAAAAGATATGACAAACTACTCTTTACCTGGTTGGAGGGAAGACCTCCTGCAGACAAACCTACCCAGTCAGGAGGAGAGAGATCTCCTCTCAAGGGGTCCGTCAAGTCTCGCTCAAGCGTGGAGAATGCAAGCAATAAAATACAAATACGTGACCCATGGGATTAATAATTGACGACCTTGCTAAGATTATTCGTAAGCATCAAAAAACTTTACCAAATGTAGAATCATTAGATGTTGATGATAAATTTGAAAAAGTTTATAAAGAAACTGAGGATGGAAACCTAAACATTCACAATGAAATGTTTAGTTGTACTGGTCTACGCAAGGTACACCTAGAGATTGCTACTTTAGGACCACTGGATATCTTACATTGTATCTGGTATCCAGATCCTGAGTTTAATTTGCCCATCTTTGGTGCAGATATTGTTGCCAACAACAATAATGTTAGTGCTGCCATCACAGATATCTCTCCTGTAGATGGCATCAGTCATCCAATATACGATGATATCGCTGACATCAGTAGATTTTTTAATTTTGAGAACAACAGGGACGTACCTTCATGGGGCAACATCTTTTCTCCATACTGTAAGTTTGCTAGTCTGAGAACAGACGATGAAAGAAATACTTTCTGTCGTGTTGTTGATCAATATCTAGATTTATATGCTGGTGCTGTATGGAGATCTGATAGAGATAACTATGGAGCAGATTTAAGATACGACGGGCAGATACAATACTGTAAAAATCAAAAACTTAACGACAAAACTAGACGCATCCTTGCCAAATATTTTGGTGACGTGTGGGCTAATGATTATATCAATCAGATCTTATTTGACGAACCATAAATAACGGAGGTTATATCATGAGTATGTGGCAGAAATTAAAGAGTATCCGAATCCCTGGATGTATTGTGGGAGCGTCTTTGACGGGTCTCTTATTGGGGACAACTATGGTTTTGTTTACAAGATTGCCTGTAGCACCACCAACCGTTCCTACATCGGTAGAAAATACTTCTGGCAAAAACGAAAGCCTAGAGATACTGGTCAGACTACAAAACGGCGAAGAGTTACAAGTGAGAGTAACTGGAGAAACTACTATGGAAGTTGTCCAGAACTTAGTGATGATATTAAAAAATATGGACGGGAGTCTTTTACTAGAGAAATCCTCTCCTTACACACCACACCAGGACGAGTCAACTACGAGGAGACCCGCCAGCTCTTCGTTCACGACGTTCTGACGGAGGCACTTGACAATGGGACGCCTACCTACTATAATAGCAATATCCTCGGTCGTTATTACAGGAAGGATTATTTCACCTATGATTTTTGAGACACTTGCTGCATTTTTGATGCCACCCCCACCACCAACTACGGTTGCTGTTGATGCGGTGGAGTATAGAGAGACTTGGAAGTGCCCTGATTGCACCCCGTCAGAGCAGTTTGTTCTGACTGAACTCCAAGCACAAACTAAGATTACAGATCGCAATGCTCTCGCTACGCTGATGGGAAACATCAAGCAAGAGAGTAAGTTTATTCCTAACATCTGTGAGGGTGGCGCTATTGTTTCATACACGAACTGCCTAAGTGGTGGTTATGGTTTGATTCAATGGACTTCTGCTCACCGCTACAGGGGTCTTGGAACCTTCTGTAATAAGTTTGCTTGTGATCCATCATCACTTTCGGGTCAGGTTCGCTGGATGATTAATGAACCAATCTTTCAACGTGTCTTGCCTGAGTTTGAAGGACGTGGAGACAGTATTCCTCAGTATATGACACATGCATACTACTGGTTAGGATGGGGAATCAAAGGTAATCGTGAGGTTTATGCTTGGGATTACAGAGATAAAATGGTGTTTTCCTAAACATCTTGGGGTAGCA